GTACCGTTGTGGGGGACTCACCCACAGTGAAACAGACTATTTTAGACGCTGGGACGTCATCTCCCAGACCGCTGCTCAACTTGATTTACTCCTTTCGGACACAAGGTTTCTTGCAGACAATAAGATCGGCCTTATACTCCCCATAAAGGGTCTTACAGCTCAACTAATGTTTTTACGCACTCATCTTATTTCGGTTTTTCGAATTGCTCGCTAAGGGCACAGTCGCTCAGTACTGTGTATCCAGTCGTATTTATAAGAACGACTGGGTTGCTACCCATTGGGATATGTAATATACAGACCCCCTCAACTGGAGGGGATCACAAGTTCTTTGTAGTAAATCGGGGGACCAACCCAGAAGTAGCACTGAAAATCTTCAGCTGCACTACAATAGATATATGCAAGGTCGGCTTTAGCAGTTACATCCTGCGAAAAGTTGTCAATGAAGTCTAACTTAAAGCCATTGGTGTCCAATTCCGGAACCTGTGAATAACTAGGTTTATGGCGCGAAGGACGAAAACGCCTATTGGAATAGAACGGAATTTCGACGGTGTGAACAGGATTTACAATAGTGTTCCACCGAGTAGTTCCAGACATCCCGTCAGCTCCTAATCTGGATAATAACACACTTTTTGTAGAAGTGTCGCTTGGTGGTAATAGCGTAGTCACCAGATTGGTATTTGCTGCCGAAGATGTACGAGTGACACTGTAAGATGCGTTATTGAATACGGCACCTGCAGTTGTCAAGTTTGTGGTGTCAAAACACCATCGAAAACCTCCTCTGTAGCCAGCGAAACACGGTGTGATGAAATTGATATAGTTGGTCGATGTGTAAGCATACGGCCGAACTCTACCTATGTCAGTCAACATTGTGCTATCGCCAGGCCAAAACCCACCCATAGTGGGAAAGGCTGTTCTGTAAAGAGTTTCGATTGAAAAGAGTGTCTCTGAATCTTTGTACAGGACCTCTTGCAATTGCTGTCGTCTAACCAGCTGTCTGAACGAACATATTGTTTCACCGAAGAAAAGGTGATTAAGGTTTGGTTCATCAGAT